GAAATGTTTACCCCTGGAGCTAGTGGACATATAACACCAAATCACCAGTTAGGAGGATCTACAAATGTGGTGGTAAATGTAGATGCTTCTGGTTCTTCTGTTGAAGGTGATGAACAAAGAGGAAAAGAGCTTGGTCGTCTTATATCAGTTGCTATACAATCAGAATTAATACAGCAGAAAAGACCTGGAGGTTTACTTGCATAATGGCTACATTTCCTTCAATTACACCAACATATGGACAGCAAAAAAGATCCGCACCAAATACTAGAATAGTACGTTTTGCTGATGGTTATGAACATAGAATTTTATTTGGATTAGCCCAACATCAAAATCCAAAAGTATTTAATTTTACTTTTAATGTTTCAGAAACAGATGCAGATACTATAGAAACTTTCCTTGATGCCAGAGCAAATGATACTGCCAGCTTTGATTTTCAACCACCAGGAGAGGCTAGTTCATCTAAGTTTGTATGTGAAGCATGGAGTAAATCAATTCCGTATTTAAACAGAGCCACAATACAGGCAACATTTAGAGAAGTATTTGAGGCATGACTGTTTATACTTGGAGTGCTAGTTTATCTGTTCAAGTTGATGATGTTGTAAAACCAACAGCATCTCAAGTAAATGGATACTTTTTTTTAGTTACAACTGCTGGTACTACAGGCACTAGCGAACCTAACTGGCCTGTAATAATTAATGAAGATGTAAATGATAATAATGTTGTTTATAAATCAATAAGTGCTCTTTATGATGAAATTTCTAAAATAAATCCTTCTGCAATTATTGAATTATTTACCCTTGAATTAAAAGAAAAATTACATTATCCAGATGGAATCCCTGCTGGTTTGGATACAGTTTATAGATTTCATGCAGGTTCTAACCTTAATTCAAATGCTGAGATAGTTTGGGCTGGTAATACTTATCAAAGATTTCCGTTAATAGCTGAAGGTTTTGCATATCAACGTGGACAATTACCTCGACCTAAATTAATTGTAAGTAATGCTCTTGGCACGATTACTGCTATTTTAGACTTAATAAAACCTAATGATTTAACAGGAGCTACAATAACCAGAATAAGAACTTTGGCACGTTTTTTAGATGCAGTCAATTTCCCTGGGAATAGTAATCCTCTTGGAACTCCTGACCCGTTAGCAGAATTTCCTAGAGAGATATATGCTATTGATCGTAAAGCTAATGAAAATAGAGAAGTTGTTGAATTTGAATTAGCAGCAGCTTTTGATTTAATTGGTGTTAAAGCACCAAAAAGACAATGCACTAGAAGTCTATTTCCATCTTTGGGATCTTTTGCATAATGCATTGGAAAGATAAGGCGTTAGATCATGCCAAAAAAGATTCTCCTAAAGAATCTGTAGGTTTACTTGTTAATGTCAAAGGCAAAGAAGTTTATTATCCATGTAACAACCTTTCGTTAAATCCAGATAAATGTTTTGTATTAGACCCAGAGGATTATGCTATTGCTGCAAATTCTGGAGATATAATTGCAATAATTCATAGCCACCCAACAACTAATTTAGTATTTAGCGAAAGTGATAAGGTTAACTGTGAAAACAGTAGGCTTCCGTGGCATATAGTAGACCCTAGAACGGGTAATTGGATCTATAGAGAACCTGATGGTTATATTCCTGATCTGCTTGGCAGACAATGGATCTGGGGTGTTACAGACTGTTGGAGTTTAGTTAGAGATTATTATAAAAAAGAAAAAAATATACTTCTTAAAGATTATGACCGTAGTATGTCTCCAGAAGAATTTTTAGAAAATCCCTTATTTGAAAGTTATGCATGGAGAACTGGTTTTAGAGAATTGCGTGTAGGTGAAAATTTACAGGTGGGAGATGTTTTGTTGATGAGTATTATGCATCCAACTTTAAATCATGTCGCAATTTATTTGGGAGACATGGTTTTACACCATTTAGCAGATAGACTTAGTTGTAGAGAGCCTTATAGTTTATGGTTGTTAAAATGTACAGGAAAGAGGTATAGGTATGTTAAGAACCCTTAAACTATATGGTGATTTAGCTAGTTATACCAAACAGAATGAATTTGATGTTGTTATAAATTCTGCTGCTGATGCTGTTAAATTCTTAGTTTATAATTTTGATGGCATAGAAAAATATATGTCAGATAAAAACTATAAGGTTTTAGTTAATAAGAAAGAAATATCTAAAGATGAATTGCATGACCCTTTAGGACAATCAGATATTAGTATTGTGCCTGTTATAAGTGGTGCTGGAGGTAGAGTTGGTAAAATTTTATTAGGAGGTGCACTAATAGCGATGTCTTTTGGTGCGTTAGGAGGGGCTGGTTTATTTGGTGGAAAAGTCGTAACTGCTACTAAAGCTGGAGGGCTTTCATTTGCTGGTGCTAATTTTGCTGCGAAATCTGCTTTTTATATTGGTTCTTATTTAGCTTTATCTGGTGTTTCTGAATTATTGTTCCCTATTCCCGATGCAAATACTGAATCAGATCCTCGGCTATCATTTAATTTTAATGGAGTTCAAAATACTGCTAGACCTGGAACTGCACTTCCTATAGTATATGGAGAAATAGTTACAGGATCGGTAGTTATTTCTGCGTCTGTAGACACTAACCAAGTTCAAGTAGAAACTGACGAATGACAAAAGTAATTAAAGGAGCAGGTGGTTTTTTTGGTGGTAAACCTAAAGCACCTTATAGAGCACCTGATACTTTAGAAAGTAAACAATTTGCTACTGTTTTAGATTTATTATCCGAAGGTGAAATAGAAGGTTTTGCTACACCTTCAAAAAAGGGTATTGCTAGAAGTGCTAGTCATTATTTAACTTCTGCTTTGTCTGATGTTTTTTTAGATGATACGTCAATTTTAAATATTAATAAAGAATCGGACGATTATTTAACTAGAGTACAAAATACATCAAATAGCGATTTTAATTATTCAGACGTAACTTTCAGAGCAAGATATGGTATTAGTTCACAGACTCCACTACAAAATATAGAAAACGAGGGTAGTGAAGGCGGAAATGAAATTACAGCACAAGGAGGATTAACTTGTACTCAAGCAAGTGGCGGTAGAGTTCTAACTATTACAGACAGCAATCCAAGAACAATACAAGTTAATGGAGAAACTGTACAAAATCCTGCAAGAGTTGATGCTGTAAAACTTGTTATAAGTTTTCCAGAATTACAAAAATTTGAAGATGATGGTGATATTTATGGCTCGGAAGTTGAGTTAAAAATACAGTTAGCTTATGTAGGTGATAATGGTGATGGTGGAACTAACTCAAACAACACTGGAGGTTTTGCAACTGTTGTCGGCTCTGATAATGACTTTGATCCCAATTCCGAAAATAATACCAATGAAATAATTTCTGGAAGAAGTAAAGACCTCTATCAAAAACAATATCTAATTAACTTAGATGCTAATAATAGTTTCAGTTCTGTACAGATAAAAGTAATTAGAAAAACTGCTGATTCTTCAGATACAGATAAACTTCGTGATGCTTTTAAAATTACAAGTTTAACTAAAGTATTTCACGAAAAGCTATCTTATGATGACTGTGCTTATGTTGGTGTACGAGTAGATAGTGAACAGTTTAGTAGTGTGCCAAAAAGAGCTTATCGTATTCGTGGAATTAAATGCAGGATACCTGGTAAAAGTGCTTTAGAAGTAACTGCTAATTTTTCATATGAAGGAACAGTCGTTACTGTGACAACAAGTTCAGTGCATGGATTAGTTTTAGGAGATTTTATAACTGTTAAAGATGGGAACTCAAATATAAATGGTTTTCATGGATTAACTGAAACACCTGATCCTACTGGAGCACCGAGTGGAGTAACTTTTAAATACAGTGTTAGTGCTAATAATACTGGCAGTGCTGTAACTGGAACTTTAAAATATCAAGTTACTCCTAATACAGATATAGCTGATGGAAGAATTAACTACCCAGCAGGTTATGTGTTTGGCGGTGAAATGGGAGTTACTGTTTGGACTTCATGTCCTTCAATGATTCTTCTTGATCTTTTAACTAATTCAAGATATGGATTTGGACAGTATTTAGATCCTACAAACAGTTTTACTACTCTTGGCACATCTTCAACTATTGATATACAAAGTTTTGTTGCTGCCAGCAGATATGCAAATGAAAAGATAGGTGACGAAGCTCGGTTTAGCTGTAATTTAAACTTACAAACTGCTACTGATGCATATGATCTGATTAATGCGTTGGCAGGTGTAATGAGATGTATGCCTATTTGGACTTCTGGCAGATTCAT